GCCTGCAGAATGAAAATCAGGGAACGGTTCGCGTCCATGCCCGCAAGGAACCCGTACTGCACATCAATGGTGTGATCGCCAGCAATATCCTTAGCGGGTGTGTAAGTGATCTTGTACGGCACGCCGGCGTCCTGCCCGCGAATCTCCTTCACCGCGTTCGGCCACAGCTTCTCATCCATGGCGAAACACCGCCGAGCAACCTGCCACAGAGTAAACTTCATCATCTCCTGAGCTTGCGCCTGCTGCGCGTTAAACCCATCACCAAGCGCCTCAACACCGGCACCCGTGATGACCGACGCGGAAGACTGCCCTGAGCGGCCATCGTTAGACATGCCGCCACGCTGCATGTCCTCACGCAGCCACTCCATCGACTGAAAGGCCGCAGGTGGCACATCAACCTTGAGGCGCTGCACCCCTTGAGGGTTGTTCGTCTGCAACACCGCGTCAGGACCAAAAGCAATATCGGTTACGTCGGGCGGAACAATGATAGGCGCACGCACGGCCTTGTCAGTGGCTTCAAGGGCAAGAATCTGGAACTCGTTGCGGGCAATCTGAGGCCAAACCAGGTCGTCATACTGGCCCCGGATGACCTGACCGAACGAACCATGCCCTGACGGGCGCGGCACGCACACATACTCGCACTCACCCGTAGGAGACTGGTACTCCTCAAGGAGAAAATTGCCAAGGTCAGGCAGGTACGTGACCGTGACATCCTTGTCCGACCACTTCACAACCTTGTAGCGGTCCCCGCCCACCAACGCGCCAGGGTGTTTCTTCCGCAAATCCCTTGCTTTGGGGTAGTCCGCCTCGATCTGGTTCGCGTAAGCGTAACTGATCTTAGCTGCCGCAATGGTGTCCATGTTGCGGTTCCACAACGGGTAAATGTAGACGGAGTCTTCGGCCCGAATACGAGGCAGCTTCGCATCCCAGTCCGGCTCAATCGAGAACACAACCATGCCGTGAGCGTTGTACGAATCCGCTGCATCGGGCATCTGTGATGCCAGATGGGAATGCACAAGGTAGTTGTGGACTATCTTTGACCGCTTATCTGCAAACTTCTTAGCCGCATCCGACAAGGATGACGCTGCACTGCAGTTGAACGATGGTAGGGGCGTCATCTTCGCGGCAAAATCCCGCGCCATGTTGTCCACAATATTAGCGACAACCGGGCGAGGCCAATCCTCAGGGAACACCCCAGGAGCAATCTGGTCAAAGTCGCCATGGCGGACAGCGCGAACCTGCACGGCGGCATCGTCGCGGGTGGCATACTGCAACGCCAGCGACTCAACCTTCCGCACAACCTGGTTGAACCTGTCCTGATCCATGGTGTCCTGTCGCCTAGTTCGCGTTCGTCACAAACTGCCTACTGGCAGCCCTGCGACTCAAATACTTGTTCTTGACATGCGTCGTCGTAGGGTGGTCTCCGCCCGTAACATACAAACGCGCCCTGGTTTCAGCGAACCACAACGCCATCGGCCCATCCTGACGGAGCTTCCCACCAGACTTACCCGGCACCCACGTCACCAACTGGTCAATCAACGCCTTAACGCCCTGACTTGAGTCAGGGTCAGGCAGGTGAATGATGTTGTCGCCGTTATGCTTCAACTTGCCGCCCGAAACCTCCGGGGACAACGTCCCAAACAGGCCCTCCATGGATGCCACGCCAAAGTCAGGGTCGATCTTGTTCCTGCCCGTGTAATGCGGGCTGATCTTGATACCCCGCTGCTTGCAATAAGCCATAACCCGTTCGTCATGATAAAGCCAGTTGCTATAACCTTGAGCTTCTACAACCCACTCAGTGATCCCATACAGCGGGGTCAGTTCCTCAATGCGGGCTGCGTACCACGACGGCAACGTGTCAGACCCCATCCAGGCGTTCAAAACCCAGCGTTCCTTCGTGCGCCGGTCCACCGCATACACCAGAATGAACGCTTCCCCAGTGCCGGCCGGGTCAATAGACCCCATCACCTGCATGCCCTCAGCGCCAAACTTCGGGTGACCCCAAGCCCCAGCCTTCAACGGGCCAGCCTTCCTCCGACCTTCCACGCACCCCCGCACACATTGGGAGCTGAACGTCATGTCG